CCGCCGGCTCTGCTGGAACAGGGGTGTTTGCTGCCTTAACTAATTCTTGTACAAAACTAGAATACGCTGTTTTATCTAATGCGTTCAATCTTGTCATTGCTGTTCTGATTCCAGCTGCAAGTTCTTTAGCACTTGATGCAGTACTGATAGCCTTCATCATAGCGTCTGATGCTTTTGGACCTTGTTGTCCCGGCTGACCTTGTTGTGCCTGACCACCAAACCCTGGGGCAAAGCTAGCGGCATAAGAAGCATTAGCTAATTGAGTTAGTGCAGCCTTGCCTTTATCCTGAGCATAAGTGTCTTCGATAGATTGTATCAACGACTGAGTGTGAGGATCTGATAAATTCACACCCTTCATATATGTAGGTAACCAACGCTTAAAGAATTGTCCTACAGATTCAGCTTCTGTTAATAAGCTCTCAAAAATAGTGTTTAATCTATCATAGCGACTTTCACGCTGAACTGCACCACTACCGCCTACATAATCTTTAAATCCTGCACCTGTCTTTTTACCTAAACCTTGGCCAGCCTTCAACTTGCCCTTCAGCTTTGCAGCCGCTTGCGGGTCAACCTTTTGAGGGGCTGCCGGCTTTGCTGGTGATGCCATTTGAGATTGTGCATTTGCGGCGGCGACTTTTTGTTTTTCTGCTCTAATTTCTGCGGGTGTTTTTGGTTTCGGAGTAGAAGATGCACTAGGATCTACTCGGCCGCTTTCAATCTCGCTGTTTAGTGTTGCATACGCTCTTGCTACAAAATCGTTGATGAACTTATTTTTGCCCATCTTTTCTGCAACAGATAACTCACCTTCAGTATCACCCTTCATTCTGTTCTTCATCTGTTGAACAGTGGATGCGCCGTAATTACCAATCCAGTTTTCTAACTTTTCATCAACCCGCTGTTGAAAATCATTCAGCCTCATGATTTTTCCTTATACTTTTAGCAAATCTTGCTTGGTCTCGCCCTTTGATTGCACTTAATAGTTTCTTTTCCAATAGCTCGGAAGTATCCTTATCATAGTGTTTGTTAATCAACTCAATCAAATTTATTGCGCTGGTAATGATGTTATGTGCTCTGTTTTCAATAACATGAGTCATATCACGATCATTACCAATCGCTTCTAATTCTTCCAAAAGGGAACGGGTTTTCTTTTGCATAAAATTTGTCCTAACTGTATTTATGCTTTATTACTTCTTTAGCGAATTCAATAATGCTTTGAGTTTTGTGCCCTGCACATCAGCTACAACCTTCTTTTCTACGGGTTCTAGTATTTCCCCTGTAGCTTGATCTATAATAGGATCTGTAGCGGCTAATGTTGATTGTGGTCGTAGACGACTCATGATATCAGTAGGGCTAGGACTTGGCTTGTATTTTGCCTGTTGTTCAGCATAACCATCTGGATCCTCGTCTGTAATACGCATTGTTTCAACATTATAATCTAAGTCAATTTTTTGACCTACACCTGTAGAACTGCGAGATTTCATACACTGCATTTGATACTTACCCCGTTCACGCATACTACGGCTTGTAAAGATACCAAACACATTATCTGCTGTGTTAATCTTACTGATACCACCTGCAATGTGACTATGATCGAATTCTATCTCATCAACTGCTGAACGGTTCAACTGACTCGCAGTAACTAACAATATACCTAGTTCTTTAGCTAAGTTACGCAATTCTTCTGCAACATACTTGTCTTTAATAAACTGATCGTTGGGGTTGACTTTAACAGACACCGGCATAACCAAGTCTAAGTAGTCGACCATAACAAAGTCAATCTTGATACCTGTTTGAATTTGCACCTCTTTTAAATAAGCCCGAATATCATTGACATTGCTTTGTGCAGGCAAACCTTTGACACGATACTTACCAGACTTCTTACCTACCATCTTAACTTTGAGATCGGTTGTATCAATATCTTTGCGAATTGATTTTGTACCCATGCTTGTTAACATAGCATCAGTACGCAATGAAGTAAGTTCTTCTGAAAGTTCAAGTGTGATATAAACACCACTCATGCCTGCTTGCAACCAGTTCAATGCAATGTTCATCATGACTAATGACTTACCTGAACCTGAGCCACCTGCAAAGATGTTCAATTCACCTCGACTCATGCCACCATACAGAATCTTATCCATCTGAGGCCAGCCTGTGCTGACTTGACCACCTGCATTGAAATACCTATTGATACGACCTTTAGGGTCATGAAAGTAATCAGTACCCATGTCTTTTTGTAGACTGATTTGAACAGCGTCTTTAATCAGTTTTTCAACAGGACCATAGTCACCTTTCTCAAGCATATCGGCTGCTTTAAGAATAGCACGTTCTAGTTCTTGTCGTTTAGTAAAAGCTTCAAATTCATCTAAGAACCAGTCCTGATGACCTTCATTCATTTCTGGAATAGGTTCAATATCTATACCAGTCATTGCTTGAATCTGTGTTTGATCCGGCAGAACCTTGTACTTGTCAGTGTGCTCCTTGTACATTTCTGCTACCGGTCGCAATGACCTGTCAAAGTTCTCACTATTCATGATGTTCATAACACGAGTGTACAACTCTGCGTTGGTTAACATCATTCTTAGAAACAGTTTTTGTACATCGGATGTATATTCTATTTGTTTCTTAGAATCCGTTTTGTTTGCCAATTTGCTTCTTCCTTAATTCTATCTTTATTTTACTTGTTGTTGCACTTTGTAGAATGCTCATTAGTGTCATTAGTTTACCATACTTTACTACAGCGTCATTCACATCTTTAACACTACTATCCCAATCAGGAATACTAACACTATATCCTAGCTCTAATGCTCTATCACATGTTGACAATCCTGTCTTGTCACGATCAGGCACAAAAATTATTCTACGATTTAGTTGTGATAGCAAAGCCGCTTGTTCTTCGCTGATTGTATTGTGAGTTAATGCACACGCATTCAAACTGAGCGCATCAAAGATACCTTCTACCAAGATACATACTTGCCAATCAGGCTTTTGAAAGTCAATACCAAAAACATATCCCGGTTGCTGTTCATTAATGTACTTGGGTATTTTGTTGTCTAGAAACCTGCTAGTGTGACCTACAATTTTGTTATTGTATGTATAAGGTATTATAACACGATTACCCATTCTACCTAACTCATTCGGAGTAATCATATAGGGATAATCACTATAATTTATCCCCCTAGATGTTAGGTAATCAACATACTTTTTGTGTAGGGGGTTTGTGTCATCAATCATTTCCCCTTCAGGTAACTCATGATCTTTGAATTTTATCTTGGCTTTATTCTTTTTTACTTGAATATAACTTAATAAGTCTTTGTGCTTTAAGCTTTCAAGACTCCATTTTTGAATCTGTTCTTCGTCTATACCACACCAAGATAAAAACTGTTTTGTGTTCTTGGATATGTTCTTGCCAAAAGTAAAGCCGCATTTGAATCCACAGTTGAAGCAATGCATAGACCAGTTATCACCGTCCATTCGAATGCCACCTCGACCTCGTTTGTCGACCTTGTGCCCGCGATTATGACAGCACACTGCATTGAAACTATACCAACCACTTTGGGACAGTTTTTTTCTGCCCGGGGTAATGGTTAGGATATCAAATAACATACTACGATTTTAGCACAGTATGTATCGTTTAGCAATAGTACTGGTATATTATCTTGCCAAGATGTTGGTTATAGCGCCCGTATTGCTAGTGAACACCATTCTAATATACGGGTGATATCCGTGTACAACATAGCCCTGTGTTGTACTATTGTTAGAATAGGATGAAGTAGTAATAGGGTACCAATCATTATCAACAATAGTAGAACCTTCTATAGCAACATCACCGTTATATTCATGGAATGAGGTTTGGATGGTCAATATAGGATTGTCCTCAGTGTTGATTACACTTGAATAGTATGTATTGGCATTGGGCAATGCATTTTGAATACTATTATTAGAATCTATGTTAGGGAAGGCCTGCCCGGTAGGGATGGTTATATTAGATGAAGGTATGAATGATGGTAGTACGGAATTAACGATGTTCATATCCCCACGGGCGCCTGCATTTTGATCTACAAATACTGGATAATCAAATTCACCAACTGGAATCTCTAATGAATAGTGTGCTTTTTGAGCGGCAATGTCTTCTATATCGGCTGCATTTACCATGAAGGCGGCAATACCAGTAGCACCGAATTGTACAGTCAATGCTTTGCGCAATAATACTTGCGATCCGTCATAACTGATAATCCTGCAGGTTATTTCTTTACCTGTAATGTCTACTGGTTTCTGTTCCTGGTTTAGGAACTGGAATTGAATCTGATTATCAACTCCCTTATGCAATGTTAGTGGTTTTGCGTAAACTGGCATGTATCTCCTCGCTGAGTAACCGGAAAGCAGTACAACAATCTGTCGTTGAGTATAAATGAAAACTGGGGTTGAGTACACAAACTTGGTCCTTTATACTATTTAGCTCCTAAATATTAAATTATTATCTTTGGGTACCCAAGAGTAAATAAACGATATTGTGATATAAATTAATGATACAAAACGAGTTTTTTAAGAAACTTAGCGAAAATCACCCTTTCATAACAGTTTGTTCCTATGCTAATCAAGATTATGTAGGAATCATACAAAATAGGGATGATGTGGTAACAACGATATACGATTACGGTGCTATCGTAGAATCAGAAGCCAGAGCTAGGTTTTTAGAGTTAGGTGATATATGGTGGTGGGAGAGCAACAGGCTTATCCCCATAAACCTATTTCTGAAAGATGATTGGATACAGTTTAAACCTTATCTTAGAACATTTACAAATAAAAGTTTAACAGTAGTACATGGCCCAATCACTAGTATGAACGAACTACACAAGCGCCGATCAAAAAGAAGATCCATAACTCTCGTGAAAAGGCTGACATAAGATAAATAAAAGTGTAGTTCGCGGAAGTGGAATTCCCAACTACTCTAACGCTTTCAAGGAGCAATCAGCATGAGTATTTATTCATCTACGGACCAGTATCGCTTTTATGTGTACTTCTGGATTCGTTCAAAAACATCAGTAACTGGTTTAGCCGGAACACCTTATTATGTAGGTAAGGGATCCTCTAAGAGGGCCTATAGAAAAGGCGGACCTAGAAATAAAAAATATGTAGTATTAATAGAAACTAACCTCTCAGAGGTAGGTGCATTTGCACTAGAGCGCCGATATATAAGGTGGTATGGTCGGAAAGATTTAGGTACTGGTATTTTACATAATCAGACAGACGGTGGGGATGGAATTACCGGTGTAGTAAGATCCAAAGAATGGAGAGAATCACATAGCGTAAAAGTAAGTGTTTCAATGACGGGCAGAGTAGTGTCAGCAGAAACTAGATTAAAAATAAGTGAAGCACAAAAAGGCAAACCTAGAAAAAATCATTCAGATGAGACAAAAGCAAAGATGAGCCTAGCGCAGCAAAATAGGGCCCCTGATTCCGATGAGACCCGGCAAAAAAAGTCTATGGCAAGTATGAGAAATATACCCTCTACCAAAGGCAAAAAAATGTCAGAGGAACAGAAAGCAAAGTTAAGAAAACCAAAAAAACCAAGAACACCTGAGCATATTGCTAAATTAGGAGCAGCAGTCAAATTAGCGGCACAACGGAAAAGAGATTTAATTAACCAATTACCATAGTTTCTTCTAACAGGTTCATATGCACTACGACTAAATGTGCGTAGGCCACACCATGCGCTTTTTTGAAAGTATACCCATCATTACCCTTGTCCCATACAGTTTTAGCG